CATGGCAACTAGGTCAGCGCGTGATTCAGAATCACGGGAAAACGCAGAGCGTATTCAGCAATGGCGACCCGGTTCAGCCTTGGACGCACCAGAGCCGCCTATTGGCTTTAAACATAGATGGATTCGTGAATCTGTCTTGGAATACGATGATAAGACTAACGTTCATAAGAAACGGCAAGAGGGATGGGAACTTGTTCGCGCTGAAGAGTACCCAGATTATGTTGGCCCGGTAGTTGATGAAGGAAGAAACGCAGGCACCATTGGTGTTGGCGGCTTGGTTCTGGCCCGAATCCCTGTAGAATTAGTTGAGCAGCGGAACCGCCACTTTGACACTGTGGCACAAAATCAAATGGACGCTGTTGACCGCGATTGGATGCGGGAAAACAACGCTCTTATGCCAAAAATGGCACCACAACGTAAATCCTCTGTGAGCTTTGGCTCAAGAGGTAAATAAGGAGATTAACGATGGCGAATCAAGACGCTGCATTCGGTCTTCGTCCCGTAAAGAGAATTGGGGGAACCCCGTTCACTGGTGGACAAAACCGTTATCGTATCGCCGCAAATTATGGTACTTCAATCTTCCAAGGTGACATGGTAGCCCAAGTCACAGGTGGCGGTGTAGAAATACACGCTGATGGCGGAACAGTACCTATTGTTGGCGTGTTCAATGGTTGTAAATACACTGACCCAACTTCGGGTGAGCAAGTATTTAGCAATTACTATCCTGCAAGCACAAATGCTTCTGACATTATTGCGTTTATCATTGATGACCCTATGGTTGTTTTTGAAATCCAATGTGATGCGGCATTCCCAATAGCTGACTTGCTAGGCAACTTTGATGTTGTTTATACATCTGCTGGTAGCACCAAAAGTGGTGTGTCTGGTTCTGAATTAAAAGTCACTGACGGTGGCACAGCAACTACGCTGTCTCTAAAAGTGATCGATATTTCTGAAGACCCAGAAAATAGCGATGTAAGCTCTGCTAATACCAACGTGTATTGCGTCATTCAAAACCATATATTCGGCGTTAAAGGCGCTGGGTTAGCGTAAGGAGCTAAATAATGGCAATTTCTCGTTCACAATTAGCTAAAGAGCTAGAACCGGGGCTGAATGCACTTTTCGGAATGGAATACAACCGTTACGATGATGAGCATGCTGAAATCTTTGATACTGAAACGTCAGATCGTGCGTTCGAAGAAGAAGTTATGCTGTCAGGTTTTGGGAATGCTCCCACAAAAACCGAAGGTGCAGGAGTATCGTTTGATGATGCTAACGAAGCGTACACCGCTCGTTACACCCATGAAACGGTTGCGCTGGCATTCGCTCTGACTGAAGAAGCGATTGAAGACAATCTGTATGATCGTCTTGGCGCTCGTTACACAAAAGCCCTTGCCCGTTCTATGGCGCATTCAAAGCAAGTTAAAGCCGCTGCGGTTCTTAACAACGCTTTTAATTCGTCATTTACAGGTGGTGATGGTGTAGAACTTTGTTCGACAGCACACCCACTTGCACAGGGCGGAACTTTCCGTAACGAACCGTCCACTGCTGCTGACCTCAATGAAACTTCGCTGGAAAATGCCCTTATCGACATTTCAGCGTTTGTTGATGAGCGGAATATGATTATTGCCCTTCGTGGCACTAAGCTGATTATTCCACCGCAGCTTCAGTTTATTGCAGATCGTCTGTTGGAATCGACCTTGCGTCCCGGCACATCTGACAATGACATTAACGCGACAAAGAACATGGGTATGGTTCCAGAGGGTTACACTGTTAACCACTTCTTGACCGATACTGATGCGTTCTTCCTGAAGACTGACGCGCCAAATGGCTTCAAGCACTTTGAGCGTTCTCCCATGCAAACAAACATGGAAGCAGACTTTGATACAGGCAACATGCGCTTTAAGGCGCGTGAGCGTTATTCATTTGGTTTCTCGGACCCACGTTGCGTATTCGGTTCACCCGGAGCGTAACCCGAACAAATGTTTGGTTTTGATTGGGGGCGGTTTAACTGCCCCCTTTCTTTTTTTTAATTGTTGTGTATTATTTGGTTATCCCTGACAGGCGCAATGGGCGTCTGACTTAACCCAAGACAGGAGATAATCATGGGTAATTCTACATTTTCAGGACCAGTACGGTCTGAAAACGGTTTCCAAATAATTTCTACAGATTCCACAACAGGTACAGAAACCACTGTGGCAAGCACCGCGTCTACTGGTATTGTTACAAACAAATATGTAAAGCACGTTGGCTTTGCCACTGGCGTTACAGTAAATACCACCGCAGGGGATAGCCCTTCGATTGGTGAGTTTACGCAACCTGCAAACACAATAATCACTGACATTAAGATTTTCTGTGATGTTGCTCCCGTCATTGGAACAGGTGATATTGGTTATGAAGTTGGCACATCTAGCTCTGGCGCACAAATCGTTGCGGCTCAAACTGATGAAATCTTAGATGGCGGCACAACAGTTGTTGCACACAACGTAACTGTGACTAGCTTAGTTCTTCAGACGCAAGATGGCACAACAGCCCCAGCTTCTGTTCAATATACAGATACAGCAAGAACTATTTTCTGCAACATCACCAACACAGTAGACGCAACAACGGCTGGTTCGTTCACGTTCATTATTGAATACGTTCAAATAGCGTAATAGGAGAGCGTAATGGCTGATGCTGTAGCTACTCAAACCATTCAGGACGGTCAGAAAATGGTCGTTCAGAAGTTTACCAATGTCTCTGATGGGTCAGGCGAGTCTGCTGTAGTGAAAGTAGACGTTAGTGCATTGGCTGCAAATGCCCGTGGTGATGCCTGCACAGGTGTCACCATAGAAAAAATATGGTGGCAGTGCATTGGAATGAAGGTACAAATACTTTTCAATGCCTCTACTAATGTGTTTTGTATTGAGCTTGGCGAAAACCAAAGTGGTCATCACGACTATACAGCTTTTGGTGGGTTAACTAACAATGCTGGTAGTGGAAAAGATGGGGACGTTTTGTTCACAACTGTAGGTCACACTAGCGCAGATACATATACTATCATTATGTCGATGCGGAAAGAGTATGGCTAAACGTTCGGATAAAATGCCGAAGCGCAATAAAAAGAATTTCCGCTCCACTAAGTCTGGGGCGGGAATGACTAAAGCTGGTGTTGCAGCTTACAGACGTAAAAATCCCGGCTCTAAATTAAAAACAGCGGTTACTGGTAAAGTTAAAAAAGGCAGCAAAGATGCCAAGCGGCGCAAGTCTTTCTGCGCTCGTTCTGCTGGGCAAATGAAAAAGTTTCCGAAGGCTGCAAAAAATCCAAACAGCAGACTTCGTCAAGCAAGGAAGCGTTGGAAATGTTAGGTAAGCAGTTCATAGTTATTGTGGCTACTGCCTTTATTGGTGGGGTTGGCGCGGTTACTTATAGCTGGGCAAGTTGGACAACTAAAACTTTAATTTCTGTAGATAAAAAAACAGAGGTTATAGCAGCAGAAATATCTTACATAAAAAAGTACATGGAGCGTGATTATGGCTATGTCCCGAAGTCAAATGAAACAGCAAGTGTCAAAGCCACCAAGTAAAAAATCTACAGGCGTTGTCTATCTTAAAAAAGGTGGTAAAGCGTCAGCTAAGTCTAAGGGCAGCAAAATTTGTCCTGCTGGTAAGGCTTGGGCGCAAAAAACTTTTGACACGTATCCATCTGCTTATGCGAACATGGCTGCATCTAAATACTGCAAAGACCCTAATTACGCAAAAGGCGCGAAGGGCAAAAAGAAAAAGAAGAAAGCATAATGGGTGCGCTGAAGGATTGGGTTAATCAAGATTGGGTTAGGATCGGCACTGACGGTTCTATTCAAGGCAAATGCGGCACATCTGAAGACAAGAAAAACCCTGATAGATGTTTGCCCCGTAGTAAAGCTCAAAGCCTTAGTAAAAAAGAACGGTCAGAAACAGCTAAAAAGAAAAAGGCGGCTGGCAAGAAAGGCCAAACTGTAGTTGCTAATACTAAAAAAGCCACGGTTCGCACTTTAAAAAATGGGGGTGCAGTCGCAGAAACAAAAGCAAAACGCCCATTTAAAGGTAAGAACATACCCGGTACTATGGTTGCAAACGGGTGTGGTGTTGTTATGTCAAACGGTAAAAATTCCAGAAGAAAACGCACCAAACTAACTTAGGAGAATATCATGGCGATGAAGAAAAAAGGTTATCGTAACGGCGGTAAAGTAAAGAAAATGATGAAGGGCGGTGCCGCTGGCGGCATGAAAAAGCCCCGTATGATGAAAAAAGGTGGTGCTACTGGCGGCATAAATTTAAAAAAGAAAAACAACTCACCAACAATGACGCTTGCGCAATTAAAGGCAGCAGCTAAAAGATTAGGTAAAAGGGTTGTTTAAAATATAGATGCCATATCTATACAGCAATATACCTTACTTTAAGGCATGGGTTCGCCGTGAATATACTCACAACCATGAGGATTATCACGGCGAATTTCTTCATGCTATGGTCATAGGTGTAACAACAATCCCGAACAGATGTTTGAGTTTCCAAGTTATATTTACTGGAAACGAAGCTGAAGATGCAGATGAGGACACAGTTCATGGCGGTGCTATGTGGGCAAGAATGCCTATAACTGCACTTGTAGGCGACATACCGTTGGAAGAATGGCCCGAACCAATGCAGACATATGACGCACAGCCTTGGGACTGTGCATCCCATCATCACTCTGTATTTGTCATGGATCGTGCAACGCCTTGCCCTTGGATGGCAAAAATAGATGGTGAAATGCACCCAGCCAAGTATTTATTTACGGTTGATTACACTAACAGCGAGATTGCAGATGATCCCGCACAACACAAACAAAGCCACGTTTTGCAGTTGCTAGATGCAGGTGAATGGACAGGCAATATAGTAGCTTTGCCAAATAACCGCGTTCGTGTTACACATCCAGCGTGGTTTGTAACTGGTGAGGGAGCGCCTGACTTCAAACCATCACAGCATATACATTATTCTAAATCTGATTTAGACTACACCTTAGATGTTAACAGGGTTTTCGATAACCTTTATAACGAGGAATGACATGGCAGTATCAGGCTCAACAGATTTTGAATTAGATGTTGCTGAATACATCGAAGAGGCTTTTGAGCGTTGTGGCTTAGAGGCCCGAACTGGATATGACCTGAAAACAGCTAAAAGATCGTTAAATCTTTTGTTTGCGGATTGGGCTAATCGCGGTCTTAATCAATGGACAATTAATCAAAGAACTTTCACTGTGACAAGCGGCGACGGTGAGACAAGCCTTGGCAATGACGTAATTGACATATTGTCATTGGTAGTTCGCAGGGACGGCACAGATTATTCGTTAAGCAGAATTAGCAGAGATGAATATCTAAGCATTCCAACAAAAACGACTACAGGCCGACCAACGCAGTTTTTTTTAGATAGGCAAATAACGCCC